AAGTAGGACAAGATGCTCTAATTTTAGAGATGGATATGTTCGCAGTAGCTTTCTTAAGAGATTTCAGTTTACAGAATCCTGCACAGACTGCTGATGCAGACCAAAGATTCATGGTAGCTGAGTACACTCTTGAGTCAAGAAACGAAAAAGCAAGTGGTGCTGTTTACGATTTAACAACATCATAATCTTAATTGTGATTGGGGGTGTAACCTTTAAAAACTACATCCCCATCACTTAACCAATGTTGAAGTCTTAGTAAGGTTATAGGCGGAACGACAAACGGAGAAAAACATGAGAACACTAAACGATTATTTTTTATATGGAGTAATTGACGATGTATCTACTGCTTCTACAGTAAGAATAGCTGTACCAGATGCTGGTAAAGTTATTAAAATATCTTCTGTATTAGGCGGAACTATTGCAACTTCAGACGCAACTGTTACTGCAAAAGTTAACACTACTAATATAACTGGTGGTGCTTTAACAATTACAGCTTCAGGATCTGCTGCTGGTGATATAGATACAGCAGAACCAACGGCTGCAAATAATGTTGTAGAAGGCGATTTTATTGCTTTAGCAACTGATGGTGCATCTACAAATACACATTCTTTACACTTTACAATAGTTGTAAGAAGATAGTAATAATACTTGGGGGTTCATGCCTAGCGGAAGTTCCCCCTTTAAAAATAATAGGAGAAAAATATGAGTTTTAATTACGGATTAAGACCTGGAACAACACAAAAAGTATCACCATCTGGTTCATCTGCTGCAACTGCTGCTAAGTTTGGTACACAAACTGAATATGTAAGAGTAGCTTCTGATGCAGATTTACATATTGTTTTTGCTGTATCACCAACCGCAACAGCGAATGATATATTTTTACCAGCAGATCAACCTGAGATATTTAAGGTTTCACCTGGTGAAAAAATGGCTGCTTTTGGTAGTGGTAATGTTTCAGTTACTGAAATGAGTGCTTAGTGGCTAAGAAAAGACCTCTCTTTGGTGTTTCCAATTATGTAAAACGCACTAGGAAAAAAAGACCTGGTAGGCATACAAAAAATTTAAGTAAGAGAATACCAAGAAGAAAAAAATATAGAGGACAAGGTAGATGAAAGATATTGTTAGAGATGGTTTACAACAAACTACTTATTCTAAAGATGATATGGAGAAAAAAATTGTCATCAAAGAACAAGTAAATATAGACCCACATATTAAACACAATAAAACTTTATATACACAAGATGATGGTTACTCTAAATCAAGAGAATTAAAAAGAGTGGCTTCAATACCAACTATTGCTTTATCAGTATGGGCAAATGAATATAATGGTAATAGTAATTGGTTTGGTTTACCAAAAGAAGTTCAAAAAAAAATACTAAAAGAAAAACTTAATAGTAGTGAGTTTAGATATTTTAGAACAGCAGAAGGAAAAATATAATGGCATTAAATAGTTATTCAGCTTTAAAAACATCAATAGCAAATTGGTTAAACAGATCAGATTTAACTACAGAGATAGAAGATTTTATTGTTCTTGCAGAAAAAGATTTCAATTCAAAATTAAGAATAAGACAAATGGTTTCAACAGATAGTTCTTTTTCTATAAATGCAGAAACAGTATCTTTACCTACAGGATTTTTACAAGTAAGAGATTTTTTTATAACCGATGGTGGTAGTAAACATTCTTTACAATACATAACACCTGCACAAATGGATCAAATAAAAGGATCAAGTGTAACTGGTCAACCTACAACATATACAATAATTGGTGAAAACTTTAGATTTGCACCAAAACCATCTACAACTTACACAGCAACTTTAAATTTTTATAAAGAATTTGACCCTTTATCAGATAGTAATACATCAAATTTTATTTTAGCAAGTCATCCTGCTATTTATTTATATGGCTCTCTATATCATTCTGCTAATTTTTTAGGTGGTGTAGAACCAAGACTTATTCAACAATGGCAACAAATGTATGCTACAGCTTTAGAAAGACTTGAAAGAAACGATAGAGAAGATCAATATGGTAATGCACCTTTACAACAAAGATCAGATGTAACAGTAGCATCACCATTTAATGATTACTCAAGAGTTTCTTTCAATAACAATAGTTAGGATATTAAATGCAAATACCTTTTGGAGAATGGCTACCAGATCAACCTGAATACCTAAATCCAGGTGCAATAACAGCTAACAATGTTTACTTTGCACAAAATTCTTATAAAAGGTTTCCTTCATTAGTTGCTTATTCAAGTAATACTACGTCTGCAAATTCAAGAGGAGCTGGATCGTTTAGAGATGGATCAAATACTGTATTTAATTTTGTTGCAACAAATACGGATATTTTTCAATTAGACTCTGGAGCTTTCACATCAAGAAAATCATCACTCACAGGTAATAACGATGATTACTTTACCTTTACTCAATTTGGTAATCATGTCATAGCAAGTAATGGTGTAGATGCACCTCAATATTATTTAATGGGTTCATCAACAAACTTTGCTAATCTTTCATCAATAGGCACATCTGGTACTGTTCCTGTGTTTAAAGTTTCAGGTGTTATAAGAGATTTTTTAGTTACAGGTAATCAATCAAACGCATCTAACAGAATACAATGGTCAGGTATTAACGATATAACAACTTGGCAACCTGGAACAAAACAATCAGACATACAAGACTTACCAGGTTCAGGTGGTCAGATAGTTCATATAACTTCAGGTGAGATAGGATATGTATTCAGACAAAATCAAATTATTCGTATGGACTATGTAGGTGGAGCAACAGTATTTAGACTCTCAGTAATATCACCAAACAGAGGAGCTGTGCTTGGTAGAACAGTATGTCAAGATAATAGAAGAGTTTTCTTTTATGCTGATGATGGTTTTTTTGAAATTAACGGAGATCAAGTTACAGCTATTGGTGCTGAGAAAGTAAATAGATTTTTTGATGTGGATTTAAACAAAGCCTTTTCTGATAGAATATGTGCTGCCGTAGATCCTTTTAATCAACTAGCTATGTGGTTATATCCATCTTCACAAGATACAGCAAATACAACTGGTATTTGTGATAAAATTATTATTTATAATTATGCAACTCAAAAATGGTCAACGGCTGATGCTAGTGCTAGTACAATATTTTCACAGTTTGTAGGTGCATTTACAGTAGAAACGATGGATTTATTATCTGAAAACTTAGATCAAATAAATATTGCTTTAGATACTGCTTTTTGGAATGGTGGTCAAAAACTATTAGGTGCAATAGACAACAATTTCAAAGCCTCTATTTTCTCAGGCACACAAAATCAAGGAACATTAGAAACTAGACAATTAGAGTTGTTTGAAGGACACAGAAGCAGTATAACCAATGTTAGACCTCTTGTTGATGCTTCTGCAACTGTAACAGTAAAAACGAAAGAAAGACTAGCTGATACAGAAACGGAATCTTCAGCATCTACTATGAATGATAGTGGGGATAATCCTGTAAGAGAATCAGGCAGATATTTTAAAATAAAGGTAGTAACCCCTAGTGGAGTGGCTTGGACTCATGCTCAGGGAGTAGATATTATTGCTACAAAAATTGGTTTAAGATGACGGATAAAACTGATATAGATAATGTTAGATACAGTTTTGAAACTCAAGAGTTTTTTCAAAGACAAATTGAAGAAGCTATCAACACATTAATTAATGAAAAGAATACTGAAAACAATAAAGCATATTCTTGGTTTTTAGGAGATTAGATGACAAGTAACATAAAAGATTATTCAACAACCCAATCATCAAACACATCATTAAATACCATCAATGTTGGTGAGGGTATGTTACCATCTAATCTTAATAATGCCATTAGAGCATTGATGAAGAATACTAGGGATTGGTTTAATGATGCACAATGGATTGAGTATGGTGATGGTAGTGGTGCTTATACTGCTGCTTATGCTTCAGCTACATCTTTTACAATAAATGGCTCAGATGTAACTTCAATTTATCATGCAGGTAGAAGAATAAAATTAACTGCATCATCACCTGGTACTATTTTTGGAACAATATCTAGTTCATCATTTTCTTCTAATACAACTGTAAACGTAACTTGGGATAGTGGTTCATTATCTAACGAAGCTATAACAAATGTTTATATTGGTGCGTTATCAAAAACAAATAACTCAATACCTACAGATATTTTAGGTGCATCAAATTTACAAGATAATTCTGTTACTACTGCTAAGATAGCAGATGACGCAGTTACAAATGCTAAAATTGCAGACAATGCAGTACAAGCATCACAAATAAATGCTAATGCAGTTACTGAAGCTAAAATAAATGCTTCCGCTGTAACTACAACTAAGATTGCTGACACAGCAATAACAACTGCTAAAATTACAGATGCAAATGTAACAGCAGCAAAACTTGCAAGTGATTCAGTAACTACAGCTAAGATAGCAGATGATGCAGTAACGATTGGTAAAATAGCAGATGCGGCTATTGTAATTAATTCAGAACAATCAGGACATACACCTGATGATAATACTTTTTATACAACATCAGCAGCTAACAGTAGATTTATAAATGCTGATACATCTGAACTTATTAATTCAGGTCAATCTTGGTCTAGTAATGACAGCTTTATTGCTACAACAGCAGCGATAGATGCAAGGGTTATAGATTTAGTAGATGATGTTGGTGGTTTTGTTCCTATAGCAAATGAAACAAGTTTTCCAAACACTAACCCAGATGTAAATAATGGTGTGGGTACAATCGTAAGTGTTAAAGCACTTGCAAGTAGTCATACAGCTAGTGGTTCTGGTGTTATAACAATAGCAAATGGAACTGTGGGTAATTCAACTGTAACTTTGAACGGACTAAGTGCTAGTGAAACTTTACCGGCTGGATTTGGTATTTTAGTAGAATCAACAACAACACAACACACTTATACTTTTCATAGATTAGTTCCTAAAGCTACAGAAGTTACAACAGTAGCATCTAAATCAACTGAGATAGGAAGATTAGGAACAGCAGATGCAGTATCAGACATGAATACATTAGGAACTACACAAACAGTTTCTGATATGAATACACTAGCAGCTATTAGTGGATTAAATACTTTAGCTTCAAACTCAG